CCATTTATATTATGATATCTTGGCATTGTTTTTTTCTCCTTTTATTATAAAATTCCGTATAAGCAAATATCTCCAGCATCTATATTACCAGAGCTAAATTTAAAACTTATTTCATCTATAGCAGATGTTGTATTAAAATAACCAGCTGTAAAACAATCTTCTGATTCACTAGCTGAATGATACATATTAGTTCTAGCAATAAAATGTTTTACAAATGTAGTGGATGATGGGTTAAATAAATGTAACATTCCCGAAACACATTCATCATTGCCATTTCCGACAGCTCTAGCTATATCTTGATAATTTGTACCTTGTGCTTGATCTGCCCCACTTTCATAGTCTATACCAGTACCACCATCAGCTTCTTTATGCCCAGCTTTAAATAATGTAGTTGTCATAGTTTCATTAAAACCACTTCCACCAGCAGCGTTTCCTTGAAATTCTAATTCAACACCATCAGTAGCTGGGTGTAGATTATTAAAAGTAAATAAATATTCTTTATAGGTAGAATCTAATACTACATCAGAACTACCATCTACAAAATCTAACGTACCACTAGAACTAGCAGTCAACTTTTTAATAAACACCATTGATCCAGTGTGTATAGATCCAAAGGCTGTAACCGATCTAACTGCTCTATCATTAAGTGTAACTATGCTCATTATGAATCCTTTAATCCGTAAAGTTTTATAGTACCAGCATCTATGTTGCCACTACTCATTTTAAATTGTACTGCATCAATAGCAGCAGTTACATTACAGTAACCAGCTATAAAATTATTAAATGATCTATCATTAGATGCAGAAGAATTGGATTCTGCAATAAAATGTTTTACAAAAGTTGTAGATGCTGGATTAAATAAATGTAAATATCCTGATAAATTTTGATCGTTATCATTACCAAGATCTTGAGTTAAATTTTGAAAACCTGTTCCTTGTGCTAAGTCTCCGCTTGCCTCATATCCTGTAGAACCACCATTTCCGTCTTCTCTGTTCTGTCCTCTAAAAAATGTTGATGTTTTTGTAGCATCATAGTCTGTACCGCCATCTCTAAAACCTACTTGAAATTGTGCACCATCAGTTGCACCATGAATATTAATAAATTCAAACTTATAAATAGGATATGTGCTATCCAAGACCACATCATCACTTCCATCTACAAAAGATAACGTAGCACTACTACTAGCAGTCAAAGTTTTAATATGTGTTAATGATTTAGCTGCCCCAGGTATAGCTGAGATATTTCTAATGCTTCTGTTGTTATAAGTTACAATTGACATTACACAACTCCATACATTTTAATTGTGCCTGCATCTATGTTGCCTGTGCTAAAAGAAAATTGAACTCCATCAATAGCTGCTGTAACATTACAATATCCAGCTACTAAAATATGATCTGAAGCATTATCTCCACTTGTAGAATTTATATCAGTTATAAAATGTTTTACAAAAGTCGTTGAACTAGGATTGAATAATTGTAATGTTCCTGATAAACCTTGATCATTATCACCACCAGCATTTTCTATTAATCTTTGTGAACTTGTTGATTGTGCTAAATCATTTCCATCATCATAAACAATAGAACCTAAACTACCATCTTCTCCATGTCTAGTTTTTATATAAGTTGTAGTTTTTGTTGCATCAAAAGAAGAACCACCATCTCTAAAATTTACTAAAAATTCAGCATTATCAGTTGCTGGGTGTATGCTTATAAATTTAAAAACATAGGAATCATAAGTGCTATCAATATTACTTGTAAAATCTATTGTTGCACTAGAGCTAGCAGTCTGTGTAGATAATAATACTAAGCTACTACCAGAGACCCCTGAGGGGAGACTGGTAATGGATGCCATGGATCTGTCATTGCATACATTGATTGACATGTTATACTCCTATGATCGTTTTATTCCATAAACTGTAATTCTGCCATCAGAGATATTTCCTGAGTTGAAAAAAAATGATACTCCAGATAAAGCATTTTGATTACCATTATAAAATCCATGACCTTTTTGTGTATAGTAGTAATTTGTGCCTGATCCAACATAAACATTATAAGCATTAAAACTACAAATTTTATTAGCTACTGTGCTTAATGGATTATAAAGAGTAACATCAAATTGTACTCTATTTCCAGTTACAGATGTAGTCATTCCACCAGTTAGTGCAATTAAATTATCTCCAGTAGCAGCATTATCATCTCTTACAGTTGAACCATTATCTCTTAAAGTATTTTGATGCCAAACATAATTTGATGCAGTTATATCAGAATCACTTTGTCTAAATCTCATTCTAAAAGCTGCATCACTAGTTGCATTTAATATATCATTACCTATTATTAAATAATTTTCATAATCAGAAGTAAATATACCATCAAAAG